TATACACAAACCTAAATTTACTATACAAATCCGAAACCGGGTTCCCTTTAAGATCTTCCCATAATGTTAAAGTAAACCCCAAATCTTCCATACGCGTAAAAAATATATCCTTGTGTGCGATGGGTTCGACTTTTGGTCCGTCGGCATAATATGGTGTATCAGCTAAATGGACGTATAACTTTTCTCCAAAGTTTCCCGAACTCGTATGTTTCATTAGAAAATAGTTTCCTAACTCATCTTTTACGGGTGTATTCATGATAATCTTATCGGAATTCGGTATAATTCCTATGAATTGACCACCTGGTTTCAGTCTATTTTTAATTGCTAATAAAGACGTCTCGAATAACTTGGGTGATTCGAATATATAGTGTAACGCAAAGTTATAACATACGACATCGTATTTTCTTTGTGGACACGCGAATATATCACCTTCGTAAAAGTTGACACGTATTTTCATGTTCTTGGCGCGCGACTTAGCCTCCTTAAGTGATTCTGGGTTCGGTTCACACATGCTTATATTAGCCCCCGCGTGTCGCCACTTTTGGAGATCACCACCGAATCCACATCCTACATCCAAAATACTGTCGCCTTCGCGGGTAGCCGATTGGATGAGGAGACGCTTAGACTCGTTATGGTACTTACGTATCTCCTCCATTTAATTTATATTAGCGTTTCTTTTTTAAATGGAGTTATAACCGAGACTTAATTCTCGGTACAGGACGTCATATCAATATAAAACCTATGTCCTTAGGTTTAATTTCTTCGTTAATTTTCCAATTCCAAAGGTAATAGTGATTGTAACCCGTACCTTCCATGAACTTGTGTTCACGAAGTTCATCGTCATCTACACCAACATTTACACAATTATATACATCGAAACCTCGGTTACGCGCCATGATTATAGCATCTTTTAAACAGTTACCTACGTTATAGAACGTGTATGCCTGTTTTATGGTTTCGCCACTCTGTTTATGTACATAATCCAAACTATAAAAAGTGGCGAATTGATCTTTTTCATCGCTCAGGTATGTGTATACGGTATCTTTACGTGGGAGAATCCAGTGTCTAACGTAAGATTCATCGATATTAAGTGAAAGTTTAAACTTTTTTAAATGTTCTTGTAACATTTTTGTAACTCTAGGTATATCATTTTCATTCATTTCCCTAAACTGTGACGTACCTATAATACGATATGATTGTTCTCTTGCGTCAGAAAACCGAAGTTTATTAAGTTTATTAACATTTATGAGTCTATGCCAATACGTGACTTTAGATATAGGTGTAGGTAAGTGTTTTACGACTGTATATACAGCTTGCCACCTATTTTGTAAATTCATACGCCTTTTGAGTTCGCCTATAAGAATGGGTGTAAATTTGGTATCTCTGAGATGCTTGGAAACACACAAAAAATTTATTTGAAGCATTTGAATTATTTTTTTATTAACACAAACGTCTAAAGGTATACCTGATATAAAAGCAATAAGTTTATTACTTTCATTTTCACGAATAGCAAGGTTCCATTCATCGCGGTACCCCGGTGGGTATAGTGTCCATTCAATTAAATCTTTAGAGTACCTGAATTCGAAAAAATCGTCTTGTATATAATTCTCTTTTAGAAATCCACATAATTCATATACAGTACACGAACCCCATTCATATCCTTCGGGTAAAGGGTTTTTTTCGTACCTAAGTTCTCTCGATGAATTAATTTCACCATCATTTTTAAAAACAACTTTATCTTGAGGAACAGGTTGTTTATTCCAGAATTCGTGCATTATATTACATATAATAGACTTAAAGTTTTTAAGCTTTGTTACTATATAAAACAATGTCAACTCTTGAACAGGACTACACGACCGTTCCCGGTCAATTATACGCATGCCTTTCCGTCATAGGACCGGAAGCACCCCAAAAGAACGATAAGTTTGGAATTAAGATCAGGGGTGCATTTAATTCCAGAGATGAGGCTGCATCGCACGCCAAGCGTCTTCAAAAAGAAGATGCGACATTTGATATTTACGTCGTTGATCTGTATAAATGGTTGTTAATCCCACCCGATCCGACAAAGATCGAAGACGTTCATTATACGAACGAAAAGCTCGAAGAACTTATGTCGGGATACAAAGAAAATCAATCACAAGCGGCACAAATGTTTGCGGAACGTAAACGTGACATGGTCGAAAGTGCATCGTCGTTTGCGAAGCCGGGTGATGAAAATTCGAAGTATTATACGAAACCTGATGAACCACCAATCAGTCATCCAGCCGAAGTTCTCGAACGCCTTCAAAAGGAAAAACCAAATACACCAATGGAAGAACTTGTTAAGGAAGCGGATGAAACCGTTGCTAAGGAAATTGAAGAAAGAAAAGAAAAGCGTGAAGCCGAGGCTAAAGTGGCTCTCGAAAAAGAGGCGGTTGATAAAGGGTTTAATTCGGTTGAAGCAATGCAAAAGTTCAACAATGAAAAGTCTGAATCATCTACGGAAGCTCAGGATACGAAAGGTGAAAGAGAAGTTGAGGAAGGCGAAGAGGTAGAATCTAAATAAATTTGTTATATAAATGTAAGAATGTTGAGTATTATACTAAATATAATCACCATAATTATTGTTTTAGCCATGGTCGGTTTATTTTTACGATTGTATGAAGATCGAAAAAGTAAATCGGGTACTAAAAATGTAAGTGCGTCTGATGTCGGACAAGATATACTAAAAGACCCACTCGTTGTAAGTCGTGCATATTTTACAGAACCTAAAATTGGTTCTATCGGTGATTTTGAAGGACAACAAACGTCCTCTGGATATTTGTGGATTAGAGGTAAACCTATCCAGGTCTAAGAATCACTGGTTGCATGGTCTTACCCATAAAAAACCCCAAAATAAATGATACGAATATAATGATATACGCCGTTTTATCTAAATTTGTAAATATATCTTCCTTTTGTGCTTGATGTGGATACGATTCGTAATACGGTTGCGGTGGCGGAAAATAATACTGTTCGTTATTTTCCGGTTCTGATTTTGGTTCATCTAATTGATGATCTTCTTCTTCTTTACTCATGAAATCATCCGGATTATAGTTTATAGGTGTACCAACTTCAGCTTCCATTTATAAAATGTAAACCTATTTTTTTAAGCTCTATATTACTCATCTTCTTCCTCTTCCTCTTCCTCTTCGTCGACAACAAACCCTTTTAAATTACCGTTTTCGTCCATATCACTATCATCCTCTTCAAAATCATCCTCGTCATCTGTTTGAAGGAGATCAATTTCACTTTCTACTTCCGATTCAGTTTCATAATCGTCGTCAGAAAAATCATCTTCTGGAACATCTTCCAGTGGGTCTAAGCGTTCTGGAACCTTTGAGACTCTCCCTGAACGTGTGCGTGTAGAAACAATTGTTTTTGTCATTATAAAGTAAAGTATGTTTATTCTTTTAAATACATTACGCACTGTTAATTGATTCATTTATTAAAACAAGGCTAAATTCAGTGTTTATACTGTTCGCTAACGTATCTAACTCTTCTATAACACTCGTATCAGTAGAAACCGTATATAATGCGAGTTCTCGTAAGTTTTCTAATGAACGGTTTAATAATTTTTCCGAAACTTCTGTATGTGATTTATATTCTATAGCCATGTTTATGTTCGCTAAAAACTCCCTGTATAAAACTTCATTTAATCCCGAGTAGGGTAAAGTTTCACGTATGAGTTTAGTTATATGTTGTGTACCTGTATCTTTTTTTATTAAAGTTGATGCCAAATATACAACGAGTGCAATTAATATTACAGCTAACATTCTATAAAGTACTGACAATTTTATCTGTAAGATTATGTGCGCGACATTTACATTTACACACCTGATGTATTTGACTTTTAAGTATACTAAATGAAATTGTTTCTTTGCATGTATCACACGATTCCTTCGTCGTAACTGTATATTTCTTAACACCTTCGCGTTTGAGTGATTCTATTATAAACGTTTCCCTTTTGACGATATACTTTTTTATAAATTTTTCAAGTAAGTTCTGTTCTGGTTCTACAATGACTTTCTTTTTAGGTGTATACGTTTCAACTTTACCATCTTCGTAAAGAATGTCCGTTATTTTTTTAGAGAGTTGATGTCGTCTCCCCGAAAAATCCTTACAAAACCCATACTGTCTTAATACGTTCGTAGTCGAAAAACACTTTTGGGCTATAGTATCACCTACTATATGAAACCATACGTGGTTGGAATTATGATTACATTTTTTATTTTCACAATATTTAGAATTTGTCGAGACGAGAAACTGTTTGTTATATTTAAACATTTTAGTGATTGATGCGGTAGTTTGCCCTTCTACGTTTTTACGAACGAATGCTTCGACGAGTAAAATAGCCTCTTGGTTCTTGAACTCATTTTTAGTTTGTAATGTTGTAAATGTAGCTTCTTCACGAGTTCCTTCTATGATAACTGGTTCCATGTTTTGTGTACGTAAAGTTGCCATATGTAATATATCAACGGATGGTTTTTGTTCAGTTTTTTGTAACGTGGATGAAGGACCATGTTTATACATAAATATTGGTAAATATTCACTTTGTGTTTCTTTACCGGTGTTATTACATAACTCACACCCTTGACCGGCGCATGCTTCATGTTTTCCCTTTTTATGTGACCAAGGCATACGGAACCCACTACCCTTTGTATTACGTGAATTATTACCGTATACTGAAATATCAACAATATCTTTCCAATCACGTGATCCGTACGCTAAGTTTAACGTATTTATAACATGATCTCTGAGACCCAATGCAGATGATCTATTTACAACAAACCCTGGCCAGTTTATATGTATACCCGTTTTTATGAGTGTATCGATAGGTTTAGGTTCGGCGACAGATATCAAAGCGTCTTTACCACCAAACTTTGAGACTTTGTCACATATGACTTTACACACACTCTTAATCTGTTCAAATGACATTTCTTCATCATCTTTATAATCAAGATCCATGAAAAAATTGTAATTTTCCGTTTTCTGTTCAACGACAAATATCTTTTCACCGGAGTTATACACTTCTACACATTTTTCGTAAAAGTCGTTCAATTTATCAAATGGCACGGAGAGGACACCACCGTCCATGAGCACATGTGATAAATCGGAGTTGTTAGCAAAACCTTGGTCTTTACACCAACGTTTAAACATACTTACCTATTAATCTATTTATTTTTTTATATTGTTTATTCGTCATCATACTCGTGACGCCAAATGGAGCGTCTATATGAGACTTCCGGATAATTTTCTTCTTCTGATAAACTTTTCTTTAAAACGAGGAGTTCATAGACTTTATCCTCTTTATGTAATTCAACGTACCTTTCCGCTCTTTCCAGTGTATATGCATGCCTTTCAATGAGAAGCTCTTGTATCTGAGATAAAATGTAGTTCTTAGACTTCATTATTTAATAGAGAAGGTTTTTCTATCGAGAGAAGTTACACACGCGTAAAATTCTGGATTGTTAAGTACATTCTTAACAATACGATCCCATTGTTTTTTAGTACTGAACTCTGAGAGTGTTTCAAAATTCATGAAATCATTTTCATCATGTGTTCTCTTGATGGGCTGTTTCTGAATCTTACGAAGATTCATTTTCTGTTTTTCATCGTTAAACTTTCTTATAAGTTCAGCCTGTTCCTGTATGGTATAGTTTACGAAAAACACGTAAACGTTATATTCAAGTTCCACTCCTGGACTTTCCGTTACTACAAACTTAAATTCTGTATATTCACCCTTTTTCAAAGAAACAACCCCCCTGGTTTCTTCTTCGAGTTCTCTCAAAGCACATCTAATGGGATTTGGAATCTCTCTTCGTCTACACCCCCCAGTGACGAAAATCCAATCTTTGAATCTTCGATCCCGGACAGTGAGAAATCGTGGTTTATCACCTATAAAAGTGACGGGGACTGCAATTGCTTTATATTTTTTCATTGCTTATTTGCAAGTTATAATTGAATAAGATGATTATTCTGAAGATTCTTCTTCACTCTCATCAACTTGGGTGTCTAAAACCTCATCTTTTTCTGTTTCTACATCTGGTATAGAATTCACTTGTGGTGGTCTGGATAAATGTGTCATGAGGTTTCCGTAAAATCCTTTCACATTATCCATTTCTGATTTCGTTTTGTTAAGTTCTCTGTACATGTACATTGTGGCAACAATACACATGAGCACGGCAACTATAGTCGCGGTATCGCGATCGAATGTAAACATTTTATATATAAAAATACGAGTTAATTTTTTAAGTTCCTATAATCGCACCCATGTGCGTTGTTTTTTCTGTTGGACACGGGTACCCCATTTTTCCAAATTGTATTTCCTGGTAATGTCCTTCTTTACACTCCGCATTCTGAGGAGGCTTTTCTGGTTTTTTACCAACTAAATGATCTAAAGTACCTGATTTTGGGTCATACGTTATAACAAAGACAAATGCTATGAGAAAAATTAATTGCCAAAACATTTATAATAAGCGGCTAAATTAAATTACTTAATTGGAATACATCAAACCACCCATACCATTTTCGATACGGAGGATGTTGTAGTTGACGGCGTAGATAGTATTAGCGAACGATGTATTATCGGAAACAAGTCTTGCGGAATCGAGTCTACTAAAGTTGAGCGAACCCGTTGGTTGAACCTTAGCCGTGTCGAGACAGAATGGAATCAATGTCACGTTATCGGATGTTTTTGTGGCACTGGAAACTACCCCGGCAGTTGTATGGTAATAGATTGGGGCGGAAGTAAAGTGTGGGATAACTTTCTTCGCATCAGTAACATCCGTACCGTTAATTTGAAGCTTCAATTTATCGGTGGCGGCGGTCATAGCATTTACAGCAACCAAATATTTCATTGGGTGGTTGAAGTTGAGTTCCTGGGTCTTGGAAGCAGAGGCAACAGCTTTTTGTGTTTGTGTAATAAGCATGTTTTGTGGTGTGGAAGACAAAGCGGTACGCTCATCCGTGTCGAGGTGAATGAATTGAACATAGACTTCCGCGTCAGCTGTGACTGTAGCACCCCATGTGATTCTCAATTCAACATCGTGGTATTGAAGGGCAATCAATGGGATCGCCGACTGGGCATTTTCACAAAACGAAAATCTGAGTGGGTAGAACGCTTCACTAGCGTAAGTAGATTTAGAGTACGTTTGGTTCATAACAGTTGGTGCGAGAGTCGCAGAAAACTCATAATCTTGTTCATCAATGACTTGTCCACCAATGAGAAGTTCAACCTTGGAAATTTTATCGCTCCAGTCAGTAATGTTAACACCTCTATTGGCGATGTAGACATACCCGACCATATCCCCTTTTCTTTCAAACCTGACGGTCGACATACCATTCGCGGATGGGTTGCCCTGGATAACCTGTTTTTCAACAGTTTGGGCGAAATTTGTGTGACGTTTATAGTTGGACCTGAAAAATGAAACTTCAGGTTGACCGACGAGATGTGCATCTTGGGCACCTACAGCAACGAGTTGAGCAATACCTCCAGACATATTTTATATTATACTAAGGTTTTATTTTTTTAACCTAAGCAAATCCAATCGCATTCATATAAATATTTCCGTATAAATTCGATAGTGTCATAAGTGCATGTTTGTCTTGGGTAATTGAAACATCGGTTGTCATTGCATAAAAATTTACATTCGTCAACTCTTTTGAAATTTTTATATCACCTCCACTCGCGAGTATAGGTACGACAATTTGTGCACCCGTTATAAGATTTGAGAATACAAGATTCGAAACGTCAGTTGTTGAAACGACGAGTGGTGCTGTACCATATGACTTTTCTCTCGCATCAATTGTTATTGTCCCGGAAGAGATAGTTGCAGAAATATCCGTATTTGTTAACGTTATGTTTTGGGAAGTCGTATTCCCTGATATTGTAATGTTACTCGCATCAATGTTCCCTGATGTAACGAGACCACCTAATGTGAGAACATTTGCGGTTACATTTGCACCTGCATTAACACTCACGACATCATCTAATGCAAAAGGTGATGCAGCAACATTTAAACTCCCTATGGTAATGTTATCCGCTGAAACATTACCTGAAACCGTGAGTACATTAGACCCGTACGTGTTTACTGTAAGATTTGC